CCGCCGAAAGCGGCAGGCCGGCGTTGTCCGTCACGCAGTTGTTGACGATCTGTCCGGCATGTAAAACGAATTGCAGGCCTGCCTTTAGGTTTCGTAACGTGATGGCCACCTTATTTCCAGTCACAAATTTACTCAGAAAGTCCGGAAAGCTTTTAATATCCTCAGTAACTCCAGAATCATCAAATTCAGACAATTCTTCATCTACTTTGTCCCAGTTTTCATTCTGGACATCCACGTCATAGAAATCATTCTGTTCCGGTTTATTAAATTCATAATTCGATGTTTTTGTTGCCATAATTGTCTCCTTTATAATTTCTGTGTCATCAACGCTGACTGCATATATGAAGAAAGCTGATTGTGTCGATACGTTGCCAGGTGTGCCTGTGTATTAAACTCTGTCTCAAAATCTGTTGCTGTTCGGAGTTGATAATGTGTATACGCTGCCATCTGAGCATGTGTATACGGCTTAAACGATCGATGCCGGTTGAAGATGATCATAACCTGTACAACCATGTCGGCCGGAGCCATTGCCCTCATCAGATCATAAATATAACCATCCTTTGAAATAGCCTCTAACATCAGACTGACCTTCAGATATTTTTCCTTTGGATTGATCTCAAGCTTGTAGTATTCCTCTCCCACCATCGCATCCAGAACCTCTTTAAACTTCCTGGATGTATATGGGCGGCTTGATACCCATCGTCCTTTTATGTTCCTTCGACGATCCTCCAGCGTCTCCTCTCCGGTCAGGTTGATCTGCATGATCTTTTCCCAGTACGTACACTCCGATGCCTCCATGCTGTCAAAATGTCTGTTATCTTCCATTCGATCCAGTTCAACCCAGACCTGTTTTAACTGAGCATCGTACACCTTCGCAATCCTTTTAAATTCCTCTATGTCTGCAATATGCGTAGGAAAATAATGGATCACATTCGGCATTAAAAATTCATTCACTGTGCTGTCACCTCTCCTAAGACCGGAATCTGATTCCAATTTAAAACGAGGTTTGCGCTGGACCCATTCAGCGTTGTCGCAGAAATATCCACGACACCCTCTACATCCAGCACTGCTGCCTGGAGCTTCGATATATAGATTGTGGATTTTGTGGACTCATCTCCGTTTTTCCATTCCGCGGCGATTGATTCCAGGTATTCTGCAATTTTTTTCTTTACCGCTGCTCCAATGCTGTTCCAGTTATACCCGCTCATGTAGGATATCTTTGTCACAACATTGACCTTCACGGCCTCCACCGACTCAACCGTAACGGCATGATCGATCGGGGCAAATCCGTACCCACTGCCACCTTCGGCCGGAACTGCTGCCTCCTGGATCTGTTTAATCAAATACTCAGAACACGTTCCAAACACAGAACTGATCACAACGACTTTCACTGTCCCCGGACCATTCCAGACTGGTTCCACTTTACATCCACCAACACCGGAGATTGCTCCCACCTGTTCTTTATACTGTGCGATGTTGCCACCAAATGACTCCATCGAAAAGCTTTGTAAATACCTGGTATACAGGCTGTCCCGAGTCTCATCATCTGACCCGTTAATCAGAATCTCCTTAATTTCCGCAGTTTCAAGTTCGTCTACATGATCGATCGCCGTTAGTTCTCCTGTAAGTCCATTCGGCCCTGTTCCAGCTTCTTCGCATACGGCTCGATACTGGAACTTACCTTCATTGATTGTCTCTGTCACAGCATAATGGAATGATTTCAGATAAAATCTACTGCCGATCGGCACCGTGCAGTTTGCTTCAACAAGCACTTCCGCGTTCGTGGCCGTCTTTCGATAGATTCCTCGATCCCGCGCAATTTTTACAAGCTCATCGAGGTCTGCCGTATCCGCATGATTCTGTTTGCAGATATAATCCATCTGGATATACAGCTTTTCCGCTTCATAAGCTAACGCCGATAACGCGTTTCCGACCAGCCATCCTTCCCCCGTCTGCACTCCAGCACCGGTCTCCTTCTGAGCATCCGATAAGATTGACGCATAAGTCTTATCCTCATACACTCTGCTCCACCTCCATCTCTCCAAACTTAGTCTCTACTTTAAAAGACAAGGTCAAATGTTCTTTCTGTACCTCAGCAGAAAAGTCACTGATTCCTTCGATATACGGATTCACCATCAACGCCTCTTTGATCTCACTTTCACCATCCGTGTTCAAATATTCCTCTGACACGGTGTGTCCAATGTACTGCTCCAGATCTGCCCCGTAATCCCAGGAATAAATCGGATACCGGAAACGCTGCGTCTTCAGGCAGTTCCAGATCCATACCTTGATGGCTTCTTTTCCTTCCACAATCTTTCCGGTAAGCTGGCCGGTCTTGAAATTGATGCCATATTCTTTCGGAATCTCCAGAACCGTTTCCTTCTGCACCTCGCTGGCCACCGTCATCATAAAACTTGGAAGTATGCTCATACGCTCACCATCTTTTCTAAAATGAGTACCTCAGAATCTGACAGCTGATACACTGCCACTGTATCACCAGCTTTCAATGCTGAAATATACTGTGTCTTATCCTGCAGCTCACCATCTGCCGGACAATGCCCGGCAACTTTAACCGCCAGCGGATTGACCAGATGTTCTGCAAATTTCAGTTCCCCTGGTCCAAGTTCCATACCATCTTTCAATTTGCAGGACTTCGGCCCTGTCATCGTTGCCAGGGCAATGCCCGGCAGACTTCCGCTCTGCCCCTGCTGCTTCATAAGCTGTATCATGTCCGCATCCCACGCCATAAGCCTCATCCTTTCTTTTTAGCCTTTTCTTCCTCTGCCTCTTTTTCTGTCATGAGCGCTTCAAAACGCAGCTCCAACTCCATCGTATAATTTCCGTCAGCATCCCAGGTATGCTTGTCTGACGCGATCCAGTAACGACCGGAAAGTCCCGTTGCCCCATCATTTACGATCACGTAATAACAGGACAGACAGTTAATATCCCCTATTGCGGTAAGCTTGATCGTCTGGGATGGGAGTGTTTTCAGCATGCCTTTCGCCGCTGTTACCGCATCTACTCCCTTTTCTTTCGTGTAAACTTCCTGGAAGACGCCGAAGTCTGATAGAGAGGTATCGTCCTTCACCTCTCCGATTCGTTTTCCTTTCTCATTAAAGATCAGGACCTGATTCTTGATCTCGTCCATAGTCTCCTGAATATCTGATGAAAAGATATTATCGGAGTCAGATAAGGTAAAGTTAGAAACAATCCATTCCGCCTTGTATACGCCCAGACCACGCTTGTAGATCATCGCAAAGTATTTGTCCCCGGTGATCTTATGTGCCTTCGTATATGCTGCCATGATGACATCGTACATGGTCTTTTCGTTGCAGATCATCGAATTGATATTGATTCCTGTCGGATACAGGTAACGGATCGGGACCTGGGCGTCAGCACATACCTTTGTCGCAATCGCTTCCGGTGTCATATTCCGGTATACTTCCCGGACATTTGACTCAAGCAGATGTTTCATCGCATCCACGGCTGTGTAGGTAATCGTTCCGATCTGGCTGCTCTTTTCAACGCCATAGATCTGCCCGTAAAAGACCTCCCCCTGACGATCATCTGTGAGGGAAACAAAGTCCCCGGTGACTACCTGCGGAAGGCGCAGGGTATTATCATACGGAGCATTTAGGTATTCGAACGAAAAGCTCCGAACCGCTTCCGAGGCGGATCCGGACCAGGAATATGATGGACATGCCTCTGTGATATCATACTGGATGTTATCCTTTGGCTTTATCAGCATTACAACCATGATTTCCTCCTGTTATGGGATCGTAAGGACCTGTCCCGGCTTGATCAGGTTCGGATTCCCACCGATCACGCTCTTATTTGCGTTATACAGTGCCCTCCAGTCTGCGGATCCTGTCATCTTCCTGGCAATCGCGCTCAGGCAGTCTCCGGACTTCACGGTGTAGGTCTTTGCAGCCTGCTCCGGCTGTGTTCTCGCCACTCCATTCCCATCCACCGTCGTTCCGGCGCCTTCCAGGGACGATAACGTTACCACTGCAGATGCCTTAACGCTCACTGCCCTATGTTCCTGGAGAGAAATCGAGAACCGGATGTCACCGCTTCCATCGCCCTCTCCCCATTCAAAGGACAGGATCCGGCAATCAAAGTTGATCGGCGTTCCGGTGATCACGATCTTCGCCGGTGGTCCACTCTTGATCTGCTCGATCGTTTCCACACATATCTTTGGGGATGGGGAAGCGTACTGGCTGTAGCTTTCTCTCCTGGCTGGAAAGAAGGAAGAAAACGAAACCTTCCGAAGTTTCCGTTTTCCTCCCAAGTCAATTTCTCCCAGGGCGTTGACATCTACTGTTTCGCTTCCATGTTCTGATGTTACGGTGTACTCCGACGGGTTGATCGGGAACCGAAAATTCTTTGAACCTTTAAGCCATATCTCCACTGTAGCTGTAACCTCCTGTTCTTCCTCCTGCTGCCTGGATCTTCCGGACGATTGCATCTCCGATCTTGTCAATGTCCGCATCTTCCCGGACTACGATCGTATCCGCCACCTTCGCAATGTTGATATT